ATGTTCTTTAATTAATACTGATATATCTTTACTTTCTGCATTAGCAATATTATATAAACTTTCAAATACATTAATATCTAAAAACTGCGCTAATAAATCTTTACGATCCTTTTGGCTCATATCAATAAATGCAGTATTGTTATTTTGTAATGATAATGAAGTTAAAATAAAATCTTCGTATGTACCTACATACTTACGAATAATATTATTTGTATCACTACGTTCTTGACCATTTAAATATATCGAATCTCCGTCTTCATTTACATACCAAAAATCAATTTCTACTTTTACATGACCCGATTTAGTACGTGTCGCGGACTTTTCTATAAAATAATCTACTCCGTCAATTTCAAAATTAAATTTACAATGAAATGAATCTTTTTTATTATTCATTACATTTACTGCTTTAAATGCTCTTGCACATTTATCAAATATACAATATGAAAGAGCTTCTAATAACGTAGATTTACCGCTTGCATTAGGAGCAAATATACCATACGTACCTTTACAATTTGTAAAATCAATTACGTTATTTTCTCCATAAGAAAACATATTCGAAAATTCAAACTTCTTTGGCAACCAAATAATATTACGAGTAATATCGGCTGCAACTAAACTACTATTTGTCTTTCGATTTATATGCCTAACGCCGTCTAAAAATGTATCGTCGAGGTTAAATTTCTGCTTTAAATAGTCATAGATTAGCGTATTTTGGTTTTCAGGATCGCGGATATCACCTATATCTATTTTCTTCGAGGTCGAGCGTTTATGAGCAAAATCGTTAGTTTTTTGTATTACTACTTCAACTACATTATATTTTGTTTTGAAATCAGCAAGTATTAAATTTACTACATCCGATTCCGTATCTTTAACTCGTATTCTTAAATGTACATTTTTAGGTAAATTATCATATGAATCATGTTTTCCATTATCAATATCTAATGTATAAAAACAATAGTCAGTTTGTATGTGAATATATTCAGATGATTTATCATTTAAATTCCATACAAGTATTCCGTGACTTAATCCTTCAGAATGGTTTTGTTGAATTAAACTTCCTGCATAAGCAATTGTCTTTTTATAATCTAAATACTGTACTTTATGAATATCTCCTAATAGAACTAAATCATATCCAGCAAACGTATCATTATTAACATGTTTATTTTCTAACTTAAATCCAACATCCGTAGTAGCATTATCTACCGATCCATGATGTAATGCAATTTTATAAGAAGCATTAAATGAATCTGATTTAATATAATCAACTGCTTTATCGAATACGGACATTACTGCAAAATGTTTATCTGCTATTTCGTATACGTCTGACTCTTTTAAGTAAAATAAATTAGGATGTTTAAGAGCATTTACAATCGGACTTAAAGCATCTAATCTATTTTTATTATTTAAGTTACAATCATGGTTTCCTGTAATTAAAATAGTGGGCAATTCATCTGCCATCATTTTAAAAAATTCTTGTACAGCTTGAATTAATTCCGGAGTCATATCCGTTTTAGCATGCACAATATCACCAGCTAAATAAATTATACTATTTGGCGTTTTTGTAGATGAAATATATTCTTTTAAACGAATAAATACTTCTTTGTATTCAGAATGACGTTTAAGATTTCTAATATGTACGTCTGCAATATGATAAATTTTATCAATTGAAGATAATCCTATGTCTATTTTCATAATGCTAATTTTAATGATATTAAATCTGAAAAAGAAAATGGTTCTGTATTTTGTATAATACTTTTCATTTTAACAAATCCGATATCGGATGGATCTTTTTCATTTAAGTTAACGAAGTAAACTGTTATTCCACTATTAATGAAATATTCTGCATGTTGCAAAGCTTGCTTTTGAGCATCTTTATCCAAGCATATATACAATTCTTTTACGTTGTTTTTTATAATTTTCATTTTTAAGTCTTCACTAATAGTTTTTCCAAATAATGGAATTGCATTACGTTTAATTGCTATTGCATCAAACGCACCTTCTACTAAAACTAAAGGCAAGTCCCAACTTAATAAATTTTCAAATCCTACTATATTTTTACTTACTTCAGGATTTTTATATCGAAAAGATTCTGCATCATAATATGTTCTAGATACAAAATAATTTAATTTGCCATTGCAATTATATGATGGAATAATAATTTTTTTAGCATATTCTCCTTCTTCACAATATCCTATATTATACTTAATAATATCATGTACACTTATATTTCGTTTTTTAAGTAAATAAAATAATGCATTTTTATATTCTACTGAAGGCCTTTTTATATACAACGGATGAAATTCGTTAGGCAATTTAACTTGCTCTGCAGTATCTTGTATATTAACTTTTGTAGGAGATATTTGAAGTATACGATATAATTCAGTAAACTTTTGTTTATCTACATTTAATGCTTTAAATAATGTAGTTACTTTTTTACCGGCTTTATTACATACCCAACAGTGCCAAGGATTTTCTGCTTTATCGTTTGTTAATAATTGTACTTCTAATTTTCTTTTTTGTGTATTGCAAAATGGACAATGAAATGCTGCATTGCCTTTATTCGTTGATTTAGCTTTACCTAAAACAGATTGAAGTAACTCCAATAATCTAGTTTGTTCCATATATGGCTCTAATATATAAAAAATATATCGTTATTCAAACCAAGATTCAGGAATTGTTTTTTCAGCCCAAGGAATACCAATTTTATCGGCATAATCACCGTATGTAGTTTTAGAATTTTTGCTAATTTTATTTTTAGCATTTTGAAATAAAATTCTAATATCTAATTCAGGATGTTGTTCTTTTACTAATTTAAGTTTTTTTCGATCGGCTGTAACCCAACGACCTTTTGTTTCAATATATAATATACGTCCTTCTGATTTATTTATTTTAAAATCGGGAGTATACTTATGTAAAGTTTCTGGAATAGTATATGCGATTTTGTCTACTTCATAACCAAAATTAACTTTTTTAGCTGCTAATGCATCGGCTATTCTTTCTTCTAAACCACTTTTAAAACCATATTTTTTTGCAACCGCTTCTTTGGATAACTTTTTTCTTTTCATACTATTGATCAAATTTTACGATTATATTTAAATCTACATTACTTCGTTTTTTAATAGGACCGCCTAATTTACCTATTGCTAATAATTCTGCATTTTCATTATATAACCCAATTGTAGTTATATATGGACCGAATTCATCATCATAAATAAATTCTTTAGGTAATTGGCCGTTTTCAGAATCTTTTAATATAGACGGATTTAAAGTAAAATTAAATTCTTCTTCATTTATTCTGCAAAGAACTTCATTTTCATACAATGTTAATGTTGAATTCCATTTAATAGTTATACTGCTAGCATCGATAGTATTTGTAGAACTAACATAATTACCTAATAAATTATTATATAAATTTGATTGAAATAATAATCCTTTTGATCCACTTGCTCGTGTAAAACTGCCGTATCTAGGATTAGGATTATTAATTACAATAATACCATCTCTATAAAATATTTTACCAACATTATGAGAATTAGTTAAATTATTAGTAGTGGTAGATATCTGCGAAATTTCTGTACTAGTTAAATATGTATTATATATTTGTACTTCATCTATACTACCTACCATTGATGCAAACGGTGCATTATTATTATGAATATCTAATCCTTTACATCCTATAAAAATATCAGAATCATTAGTAATATTTACTAAATTAGCTGTTGTAGATGATGCTAAAGTTCCATTTAAATATAATTCATATGCAGAACCTGATTTTTGAAATAAACAATGATATGTAGTATTTGCTGTTACAGTTCCTGCTGATAAAGTTTTTAGTGTTGTTCCATCACCTACTTGCGCCGATAACGTTCCTCCCTGTGTTACGTAAATATCATACGGAGTTATATTATTATTAGGTCTCCATATATTTCCAGGAGTTTTACGTCCTGATGAATTTATTAATCCGTAATTTCGAGCTAAACTTCTTTTAGATATTAAATGAGAATTTCTACCATGTCCCGGAGTTGTCGTATCTAATTTAAACCAAAAACTAACTGCGTAATTATCTAATGTTCTAGGATTAAAATACGAAGGCGTTCCGTCTATTCTCACATAACTTTGAGATAAATATAAGCTTTTTCCAAACGGATAATTATTGCTTTTTATAAAAGATTCTTGAATAAATGTATTGTATGTTATTATTTCAGTTGGATATCTAGGATCTGAAATAATATTAGGCGTATCGAATCCTAATCGCAATATTTGATTATTTAAATTAAATGAATTGTCGGTATTAGAATCAACTAAATTACCATTTCCATCGTCAGTAAGACTATATATGCCTATTGTATTTGATGTAATATCAATTTGTACAGATCCAGGTTTTAATTCTTCT